CGACAAGGTGTTAGCCTTACTTGCAATAGCCCATCCACTGATCTGATACCAGCCATATTCATCTGCAACACAAGCTGACATAGCTACTGCATGTGGATTAGGAGTACCTACTGCACTTGTAGCAAGGGCAGACTGGAAACCTACATTATAGGTCACCCACAGCCCAACAGTCGTAGAGGCCACGCCTTTGAGATAGATGAACTCACCTTCTCCATAGGTCGGGTCTTTAGCCCGCACAATGGTACCCAGTGGGTGTTTCTGAGTGGTCGAGTTATCAGCGATACCCTGAGAACCTGCCACAGTATCTGTTACTGCATAAGTCATTTTTTCTCTCCTTAAGCGAGGATCAGGCCCTGCTGATTACGGTTAGAGCAAGTCAGGTTGCCCATCCAGAGAATCGGAATTACAACGCCATCCTGATTGATAGGACGCTGCTCTTCCACAATCTCCATATCTGCATCACGATGGACACATAGACCGAGATACTCGGTATTGATGAAGTAACCATGTGTGTCAGGGATACCTGAATTTCCATCAAACAGGACATCTGCCCCTTTGTACTTCAGAGTGGAAAACCCACCATTAGCACTGGAAGAGCTTGTGTAACGCTTAATGGAAACCTGAGATGTTTCGAAATACTGGTAATAAGTATTATCCATTACGATCAGGTCAGGCTGGTCATCAGGGCCACGATCCAGATTGAGCCACAGGGGCAGCATCATGGAATTTTCAATAGTCGTCGCACTTGGCGTTACAGACTCATCTGAAGCGTCAAAGATTTGACTGAGCCAGAAAGCATATACACTGGAATCAATACCACCGACCGTACCAGTACCAAGATCAGAGATGATAGCCTGGAGACCATTAATCTGATTGGTTGCAGTGCCATCAGAGTAGAGATCTTCCGAGAAGTTGTTCGCAAAAGTACGCTTTGCATTCTTGATGCGAGCCTTTGCAAGATTGATGATACGGCTTTCGCCAGAGTTAATGCGCAGTTCACGACCGCTTGCTACAACGTTGATAGCAATCTGACGCCACTGATATTCAGCCGCACTGATAACGTCAGAGGCTTGAATGTTCAGAGTATCCCAGTCGCTGTAACGCTGGTAAGTTGCGTTCTCTGCATAATCTAGCGGAGTTGCGATGGTAAGACCGCCATCCTCGCTCCGGTAATTACCTTTCTTCATGATGTACTTATAGAGTGCATTGCGATTGGAGATATTATCTTTAATCTCCTTGCGATGCTTACGGAATGTGGTAGACACCAGTTCCGTAAAAGTGCTGTTAGGTGATGCCATGACAGGCTCCTTTTAGTGTGAACGTGATTGAATGTCGCGGTAAACTTCCCGCATGGTGTCTTCCATCGTTCCAGTTGGCTCTGTAGAAGCTTTGCTGGTGTCTCGACCTCTGACGTTTGCTGCTTTAGCTTTTTGTGCTTTTTCGGTTTCCTTTTTCGCCTCATCAAGAGCTTTCGTCTCTGCTTCTTTCGCAGTCCGGTCAATTTCTTTTTGACGTGTTACAGGATTTAACCAAATAGCATTTTGGTACGCATCCTCCAAATCATATCCAGCATTAATCAATGGTACGATTTGCTCTGATACTTCATCGAAGAACTCATGGGCAGGGTCAGATGCAAATGCATCTACATCCTGTGAAACACGGTCACGGGCTACCTGTTGGGCTTGCTGTTGCGACTGTGCATAATGGCTTTCAAGGTTGTTAACTTTGTCTTGCATTGCCTTTAGTACAGGATCTACTTCTTTCTGTTCACCGTCTAAAGACACATTGTAGCTTTGAGCTAACTGTCTGATAAGGCTAGCCCTACCAGCATCGTCAGCTGTTGATAATCTGTAATGCGCGTTCATCAGATTTCTGACTAAAGCGCTTTCTTCGATCCCTTGAGATTTTAATATCTCTGAATAAGGAGCCATGATATCTCTCATATCGCGGCCTCGATTAGCATCATCGCGATCTTTTTCAAGCCCCTCCCTCATCTGCTCTTCGCGCTGCTCTACATAATCCTGAACGGCTGGATCTAACCCATTCCAGAATCCATGCATCTCCTTTTTCCAAGACTGTGGAGCATGGCGCGCTTCTACTTGCTCAACTTGTTCTTCTTGTTCTGTTTCGATTTGCTCAGTCTCAGGAGCTTCTTCTATTACTTCTTCTTGTTCTGGCTCTACACCAAACAAATCAGAGCTGATGGAATCCATTGCAGCATCCATATCAATGCCGCTTTCTGTACTTTCTGAACCGCTGTCTGCGAGTTCTTCACTCATGGTTAAATCCTCGTATATTCACAATCGGCACCGGATGTTAATTCCTCTGCCAGTTTCTCTCGTTTACGAATGGGCATTTTCTCAAATTCCGCCTCTACAGTTTCATCCATGGCTTTCTCTAATTTCGTCTCTTCAGACTCCATATGAGCAGTGATGTGCTTTTTAAGGCTTGGCTCATAATCAACACAATCATGCTCTGCCATATCCTTTCTGCGCTGTTTATAAGAAGTAATTAACTTCCCTGATGCAGGAGAGAGATAGCTATCCCATGGAGCCATATCGCAATTAATCATTGTCGGGACAATGACGCGATTGGCCTCTAAACCGCATTCGCAGGTTTGAGGCTTTTTATAGTCTTTCAATCTTAGGATTCGATCAAATCTGTGGCCGTTTTTGCATTCGTATGTATATAAAGGCATAAGCATCTCTTAATATAATATTGCAATGTAATCTATAAAGAGGTCGTGTGTCGGCGTTCCAGAATCTGGGTGGATAAAATTAATCTGAGAATCACCGCTTGAAATATAATTTGGATTAGAGGGGATCAGGATTGTTCGATAGTTGTAATCCGTTGCGTTATCTAATCGCATTACTACATCTTCTAATCCAGAATCATAATTATGAAAACTTACATCAACATGATGAGTCGCTAAGCCTTGATAATATGCTCTGAGAACAAGGCCATAAATTGACGTTACAGACGTAAAATTAACACTCAAATCTATGCCGGGAGCACCTGTAACTTCATCGATTGTTGTGATATTTCCATCGAATGGCGTTTGAATATCACTTACTGGAGTGACGGCCGCTGCCGCATTATTGTCATACATACTGTCAGCATCTAAATATGAGCTGCCTGTAAGCTTTCCCCAGTTCGCCCTTCCGTTTCCATCCGCTATCAGATACTCATCATCAGCCCCTGTTACTGCAGGGAATTTATACCTTGGCATTAAATTGATCCGTCACTGCCATTTACAGTAAATGTCAGAGCATTTCCAGTTCCAGTTCTTACTGCTAAGTTCCCCGCAGGATCTGTCATATATAGATTAACTTCTATGATATCCGTTGCATTCCCAGCTAATGAAACATCGTAAGCAATTGCTGTTGTCGCATCATAAGTCGAGCCATCATTATCAAGGAAGATTCTATATGTAGCAGCGGATGCTGTTGTATTGCATATAATGATATTTTCAATCGTAAACCTGTCTCTGCGATCAGGACTGAAGATAGACACAGCTGTAGTGTCGGGTGGGGTTCCCTGTCCGAGTTGCTTTCTGATCTGGCTAGGCAACTGCTTTCATCATCCTGGCTGCTTGTTTGTCCAGCATAGACCTGACATCAGATTTATGACGTTCCAATAGGGCTTTCAGAGAGGCTTCCATCTCAACCTGATTTGTTTGTTGCTTGACATTAGCGAGATCTTCCTGATATTTCAGCTTTAATTGCGCCAACTTGTTTGCAAAATCAAGCTGCATCTTTTCTGCTTTGAGGTTGTTGGATTGCTGAATAAACTGTTCCTGAGCTTGTTGTTTTTCCTGCTGGAATTTCTGCTGCTCTTGTTGAAACTTCTGCTGAGCTTGCTGGAATTCCTTTACTGCTTTTTCTTGTTCTGGATTAGGCTGTTGCTGAGGCTCAGTCATCTGATTCAGCTCGTCCTCAACCTCTCGGCCAAATCGATAACGCTTAACAATAGAAAGCATCATGGACTTTGCAGCCCCGAATGGCATAACGCCTTTGTCGATCAGAGGGGAAATACCGTTCATAAACTGGCCCATGGCGTTCATGAAATCACCAACCAATTGCTTGTCTTCAGTCGCCTCAACGTCAATCGTTGAATTTGTCTCCATATCGAGGCGATAACTTCTCGAATAGTTATCTTTCAATATTTCGAGGACATCACCCCAATTAGGCATTTGCAGCACTTGCATGGCTTGCTGAATGGATGGATCTTGAGGATTCATCCTGTTAGCTTGTGCAATTTGAACGATTTTCTGTGCTTGCTCTCTCTGCTCAGTTGTAGAGTAGGGCAGTCCTGTCATTTTCGCCCATGAGGCTTCAGAGAACTTGTTGACAGCAACATCCAGCATCAAGCGCATGGTATCAAGAACATATCGTTGGACTTCCTTCTGGAGCCGCTTAATCCTCATGGTTCCCCATGATTCCTTGATCTTCTGCGCACCTAATGTCTCTGACGCTGCTGATTGGCCCCTGATGATGTCGGAAATACCGGTCACTTCATAAATGACCCGTTTTGCTGATTCTCTTGCCTGCATAAGCTGCTGGGCAACACTAACGAGTTCAGCTATAGGAATCATCCAGATATTCTTATCCAGGCCACCTTCTCCAAAAATCGCTGCCTTATCTGTTGGAACAAGGGCATTATCTTCTTCTTTGAAGATCTGCTCTATTTCCTCACCCAATGATCCGTTATAAGCACCCCTAACCTTGATCGCCTCTATGACGCGATTCAGCCTATCCTGTATTCTGTTCAGTTCCCTAGCTTGATTCTTGTAGATTGTATATAGAGCAGTCGGTATACGATCACTGGACTTTTCGACAAACTGAATCGGTTCAGGGCAGTTGAAGAATCCTGTCAGTTCTAATGGGTCATCATCCTCTCTTAAGAAATCATCCTTGTATTGAGAGCTGATATATTTGATTTTTTTGTCTGATTTATCCCAAATCTGGAAAATTCTGGCTGTTTTGCGGTAACCCTGATCCTTATTTTCTTCCTTTTTATAATCGTCTTCGTTATCTTGCTCTTCACCCTCGACAAACGTCAATTTATTGGCTTTTGCACCAAATAACCGTCTAGCCTCTTCACGGTCTAAATATTCCTCATAGGCTATCCATGGGACTTTTGACCACTTAGTGGCATATCCGAACAGAACCCGATCCCATTTCCTGGAATCCGTGCAAACGGTCTCCCAGTCGTCATCAGACTCATATTTGATGCTGGTAACACCTCGGCCGGGCAGAAGTCCATCAAGTGTCGCATTTGACATAGATTTGTCGAATTTGTCGTAATCATCGACATCTGTGTCTATCAAATACTCTAAGATCCGTTGCGCAGCTTCTGCAACAACTTTTCCCATGGGGTCCTCATCCTTGAATCGCCTCTTTACTAAGGGCCGTGGAACCTCTGAGAATAGGGCCGGCAGGAGGGTCTCTGTATTGGAATAGAGGATATTGAACGGTGTTTTTTTCTCATTGGAGTAGATTTCACGAATCTCTCTGCCATCCTCGCGAAAATCCTTCTCGCGCTTTTTGGCGTCGTTGATTTCTTCCAGCCATTGAGAAACCGTTAGATCAGTCATACAAATCCAGCCCTTTCATTGCGTTTTTTCCTAAAGTGCTCTTTTCTTATCTCGCCAAATTTGATATTTGTCACATTTCCAGCGAACAGCTTTTCTTGATCGGTGAGTTCAGGATAGGCCGTTTTTGATTGCTGCCAGGTTAAACTGAGATACCTAAAAGCATCTGAGGCATGAGAATGTTCGTCATGGACGGGAGTGAGAGAGAATACTTTTTTCACCTCATCATAAGTCCGTTTGTAGTTCTTCAGGTGCTCAAATCCCTTCTCTACACTTTTGTCGAAATCACACAGAGGGAATGTCTTTCTAGCCGCCTGTATGCCATCTTCTCTGCCAATGTTTGGCACTAGAACGAAATCACCTACTTTCTGATCTATGAATTGCTGGAGTATTGTCTTACCACCCATACCTAATTTAAGTGGTTTTGCATCATGAGGGAGCCAATGAAGGCCGTAATCGTATGCTTTTCCCCTCAAAACTTCGCAATAATCCTCAATTTCCTTAAAACTGTCTTCATGATAGTCGATTACCCTGATCCTGCCTTCTACCATCTGGTAGAACCAGATTGAAGTCATATCTGACCGACCGATATCCCATACGGTGAAGACCGGTAGGTGACCAACAGAAGGGAAATCACCTAATCGGCCATCAAAGGTCACTTTAGTGGTCTGAGCGCCCCAAATCGCACCGGGGATGGCTGCTTCAAAGCTTACATAGTACTCTTGGAGCCAGATTGCCTTGCCATATTCGTCTCCGTGCTCACTTTGAAGCTCTTCAAGCTCATTTAAGAGCTGTTCGTGAGTGAAAACGCCGGTTTTATCGACCGTTAGGCGTTCAGAGAACCAATCTTCAGACTTCTCTGCGAGATCCATCAGGTTTTTGAAGTGATTCTTGCCCCTTGGTGTTGAGTTAAAGATAGCCCAACCACCATTTTCAAGCAAAATCGGCCTTAAAAAGCCCCATGAACTTGGATTAGAGAGCGCATATTCAGAAAATGTCAGGCCTACAGGAGGAGAACCTACAAGGGCATCGTAATTATCACTACCCATCAGCTGCCAGGTTGAACCATTTTTGAAAACCAGCTTCATTTCCTGCTGGAGTGTGTTTTCCCTTATTTCATGCGGGAATGCTTCATCTATTCGTTTCTTGCCAGTATGAGGATTGACAGCATCCCAGATAGCTTTACGACACTGGTTATATTCTGGCAGCAGATACCAATAGTTGCCTACTCGCTCAAATACTGAACACGCATTGTGATGCAGCATGGTATCGTCTTTTCCAGATCTTCGATGCCAGCAACAAGCTGCTCTTTTCCCTCCCTGGGCAAGATAATTCCATAATGGAACCTGATAATGACGTGGCTGCCAATTATTCGGGAGGGATATATTCATATTTAAGGGCTGACAAGGCTCCTCAGTCCGGGCCACAAATAGCCTGGGTTCTCTCGCATCCACCGGAGAGCGGTAAATACAGTCTCATCCGATAGCCCCAAAGGAGAGGCTGTATGAAAGGCGGCTACCACATAACAGAGTGAATCTACATCAGTGCCGCTAATATTAATTAGTATTTGTGACTCGTAAGCAGCCATGTCCAAAGTTGCCCAATTCGCTGTACCCGCCTCAGCGCCGCTTACTACCAATTCTACCCCTGCACCATAGACGCGGTAATCTCTAAGCTTTTCAGCATCTGTCGCAGCCTTGCGATTGATTGCAATCGCCCCGGCCAATACTGTTCCAGCAGCATCGGCAGATTCTTCGTGCACACTGGCAGAACCAAGATAATCAGAACTGGTATTTACAAGATAAGATTCAGAGCCTGTGCCCCCTCTGCAGCTGGCATAGGCCCCTACTCCGTTTGTCGCATCGCCTAGCTCAAAATAGGGATCTGATGCTGATGCTTTATCCGCTACAAGAAAGATTAATGCATTATTAGTACTCAAAGCTGGCATCGTTCCACCACCGGCTAAGGCAAACGTCGGGGTTGATGACCCGCCAACTTTCCTTGGGACGAACCCTGCCCCGACTCGTGTAACAGTCTCATCGCCTGCGTTGCGAAAGACCAACCCCTGCACTAGATCTACAAGATCTGTTCCGCCATCAACTAAAACAGAATCATTATTGATCAGCAGCTTACATGCCGGATAATCAGAAGCAACGAATTTAGGGTCTGGGAGAGAGGTTGTCACGTACCCAGATCCACCAAGACTCTTGAGGCTTTCTGAATTCCCGCTCGCTGAATCCTCTCCGCATACCGTTACCGGATTTTGAATTGCCATATATAACTCCTAGTTATCCAGCGCATTTGTATCGCAAGGGCCTGCAACAAGGGCCGCCGCAACCTCAACCCACTGAGCCGCAGCATTCCCAGCTTTGGTCGTTCGACACCACATCGCCCGTCCTGCATAGGGGGATACTTCTCCAACAACATAAAATGCATCATATGTCGCATCTATCGGGATCTGTTGGTTTACCTTGATAACCCGCATTGTATTTGCAGCATCGGCCGCAGCCTGCAAAGCAGCTCCAGTAATAGCCATTATCTACTCCTAAAAAAAGGGGCCGAAGCCCCTTGAATTAAATTCCTAAACCTACTTCTTCAACTCTCTTTATTTCTAAATGGATGCCAAGCAAGGAACCCCCAACACAAGGCCCCAATCCAATATATAGCACCCTCTACTAAAGCCTGTCCCTCAGTTAGGTCAAAAGTGTGGACGCGTCCAGCAATAACACAAATTAACATCAAAATAAGAAAGAATATTCTCATTTCTTTAAAAGCGCCTTCTTAACACCCTCTCGGCACATCTTCCGTGCCTTGCTCTGTGAAATACCTAAACGCTGCGCCACTTTCTTGTCATTGGCAGCCTGACAGAATAATCTGTGCTGCTTAGGTGTCCAGGGCATTTAAATATTCAAGCAACAGGGATTTAGAACCTCTGAGCTTATCCTCTGGATCACCGTAAAATTTGATCTTGGAGCCGTTTCTCATGAAAATCACTTGATAGCGAGGTATCTTATCAGGAATATGCCTCGCCTCCATTTTCTTCAAAAGCTTCGCTTCATAATCACGCATTACCTTCCCTGAGCCCGCAACAAGGCTTCCTCTATCTTGCGCCTGTAAACATCCCCAGTCCCTCCAGCTCGCTTGAGCGCCCTGGCTTTACGCTCTTTTTCCAACTGTGCTGCACTCTTCATAGACCCTGGCCTGGACCCACCAGAATAATCACCAGCCTCCATCTTCTTCACGCCTGAACTCTTCGGGCTCGGGCGCCCAGTCGGACTCGGTACAGATTTACCCTTGCCATAATTCCTCATATCTATTCCTCTAATTTAATCAGAAAACGACGAGTATAAGGGTTGTAATTATCCCGCTCGTCATATCTTTGACGTACTTCAAAATCCCGCCTATCCTCTCGACGCTGCTCCTCAACCCGATACCAACCCCTAGTCTCAGGATAGGGAACGGATAAATCATAACCCTCAAATTGGTCATAAGCACAGACCGATGAACTTCCAAATACAGGAATGGCGAGGAATAACAAAAGGAATAGAAACGGTCCCCAGTAAGAATCCTCAAATAGCAAAATCAGGAACTTCATCGCCACCACCTTAAAGGTAATGTGATTTCAATGTTTGACTCAATGCCACTTTTCCTCGCAGCTCTGTTAAACTTAAATAAAACCCAAATAAGACTCATAAATCCATGATATCCAATACGGGAAACTTGCCAGTCGCATCCCCTAAGCATCTCACCACCCCCTACAACATTACTTGATTCAGATCTCAATACCAATATTGATGGCCCACAGTTGGGCAACAAAAAAGACTATAGCAAACACCGCAAACAGTACCTTGGCTATAAGAAGGTAAAAGTACATCGGATTATTCATGATGCTTCCCCACAGTCTTAGAGTAATACTCATAGACATCAACATTAGATATTACGTGATAGTGCTCAGACTCTGACTCAGTTAGAGCAATGATCGCCTCATGGAGCTGATCAATACTGATTTCCTTAGCACATGCAGATGAAATCCAAAGCCCACCAACAAGTGCCAAAATAATGGCTATCACCACTCCCAATGCGTCCCAATCATACAGTCTCATCTCACACCCCCAATATCCGAGCTACTAACTCCAAATACGCCCGCGCTACAGAATTCTCATGCCCAGCACACCACCGAGATACCGTCCTCTCATCTACCCCAACCAACCTGGCAAAATGCCTGTTGCTCCATCCAATCCTACCTAGTAACTCATTCATAATGTCCTACCTATACTGACAAATCGCGAATTAAGTAGGACTATAGCATAGTTTATGTCCTGTTAGTAGGACTTTTGTGTTGGGATTGGAAGACTTGGGTGTGGGGTATATGGTACCGCCTCATAGCCACCCCCACCTGCGCCTAACCCACCCCCCCCCTTCAAATTATTCCTGTGAGCTAATCTAAGCTCGTGTGAGGAGAGAAGGGCTGTGGGTATGGGGTAGCCTAGGGTAGAGCTAGTTCTCTCCTCTCAGGGCTTGTGCTCAAGCACCTCACCATCAACAGCCTGCTCTGATGCATCCACTGTCAGGGTCTGTCCACCTGTCTCCAGCTTTACTATGCCTCTGTTCACTGTCACCTGGATGCCTGTAGCTGCTTGATTAGCTTGAGGATTATCATAGTATCCGTGCTTGCTCAAACACAGCTTGGTGATCGCTGAATTGAACGTACCATCCAGGCCATTATCGAGCAATTTCGTCTCTTGCATTGACATTAATCTATCAATGATGCGACTAAACTCTTGTTTATTCTTATCTTGTCTCCAGATAGCAATTCTTTCTCTTGTCACGTCAATGACTTGAGATAGTCCAGATATGCTAGGTATTTTATGGCCGTGTTGTTCCCAGCCTTCCAAGTACTCCTTCGTTTTCCTTATTAGTTCTGGAGTGTATTTAGTTGGCCTTCCGCCTGGGTGCTTCTTCTTAAGAGGCTGAGTTTCTGCCATGTCTATTACCTGCTGTCTGCAAGGTGGGTTAATTCCAAAATTGTGATGGAGCTCACTAAAGTATTCTGTACGCCTGTCGTTAACTATCATAACAAACACGTAATCATTGGAGTATAGACCATGACCAAATCAAAGCTTAGCACGTTCTTTTCTAATCTTTCCTTCCAGGTGGACTGGGCTTACAGCCGCAAAGAGCTTGAGTTCTCAGTCAATGATGAATCGGGTGATGTCGATTACGATAAAACAGAAGAAGTCCTCAACCTTCTGCATAAAACCTTCCCTAATATTGGTGGATTCCGTACTGGATACGGAGCGTGGGTTCTAAGTCCTGGATACAAATCCAAAGGAGATTGGAACGACCCGTCAAGCGCTCACCATTACTGAGTTGAGCTATATTTAGGAGGCACCAAGGAATAGATCTGCTGTGCTGGCATATGCTTGGATACTATTGTCCTAGGCTGATATGGCTGATTTAGCGGGACGTTCTCGCCATTAATGAACATGAAGGCTTTACAAGCTGAGTCTAGCCTTGTGTTATCCCAAGATCTGAATAGCTTATATGCAAAGGCTAGTTTCATATTCTGTGACCCACTTCATTCTTAAGTGTCAATGGATTATACGCCTTAAGTGGTTGATAGTGTTGTTAGTCAAGATATTTAACGCTTTCGTCAAGATTTTATACACACTTAAGTTATTGATTTATATCAAACAGCGTCCAGATATTTTACATCTCTTACCTAGATACTGGTTGGTATATTGTTCTTGTTTTGCCTATCTGTCCTGTATTCAGGTACTTATAATTATTGGCATGTGTTCTGCATTGTTTAGGGTACACAACGAGGTTATGACATGACAACAATACATGAAGCTTACTTAAAGTCCCAAGGTGGAATTACCATTAACCTAACGCATCCTGAAGTGATTGAAGCACTTAGGAAATATTCGTTTGATACTAAGAATGATGTATCCGGTAAGTCCTTAACCAAGGATGAAGCCGTGCAAGAAATCCTTTATGCCTTTCTGGTAGCAAAACTTTATAAGTAATGTGAACTAGGTCACTAAAGGTTTCAGGTCAGGTGCCGTTAAATATAGTAACACTACAAGGGGAAAGACAATGTTAAGCAATCACGCAGCAGCCGCTAAGGCAATCCGATCAAAACTTAAAGAGCACGGGATAAAAGCAAAAGTCCGTGCTTCTAGTGCAAGTATGACTAGCAGCGTAAATATAACAATCTTCCAGGATCTTTCGCCTGCAGCCTTGGATGAAGTTAAATCTTTCTGTAATCAGTTCCAGTCCGGGCATTTTGACGGTATGACAGATTGCTACGAATACTCAAACAGCAGGGATGATACCCCTCAAGTTAAGTTTGTTTTTATTTCTGTTGAATATAGCGATGAAATCAAGGCTAAAGCTAAAGATTACGTCGACTAGACCATAAACACATTAGGAGTTAAGACAATGAACTGGAACACAGAAGTTTGCATTTATCAAGGTAATGTCTATACGCGTGAAGTTAGTTCGGACGATACCATGGAATATTCGGATTTTATTTATGATGTTATCCCTTGGGTAAACGGTGAGCCTAACCATGACGCTGTAGAGGCGTCAATCGCCGACGCTGAGCGCGAATTAGATTAGCCTAATCACTTCAGCCCATTCATAGAGTGGGCTTTAGGATCAAAGCTAACTAACAGAGGACATCGCCAATATCAACGGAATAGATGAATACGAACGCGACCGTTACGAATGGATGGCTTTAAATGGTAGCTGGGGCGACTTCTGGGCTACCAATAAGCCTAGAGTGCGTATGGCCAGCTAAAAATGATTAAAGTTCTCATTCTGATAGCCGTTATCGTAATTATTACAGGGGATTAACAATGATTAAACCAGCACTCATCACCATAGCTATCGTCTCCACTATCGTGTGGGGCTCCAACAATCTCGGCGGTGTGATCGATACCTATCAGGTGGAATCCGACTATTACCACTGCACAAGGACATCAGGCGCACTTACTGATACTGAAACCGTTAAGGCTGATCAGGTTTGCCGCGAGTCTACAGGGTATAAGGGGGAATAAAATGCCTTACGACTACCGAAAATACTGTCCATCTAGTGAGACCAGAGCAAAACTAGGTATTGCAATTGTCGTATATGCCGGGCTTGTTACTTCTCTTTACACACTCGCAAGTATTTATTTATAAGGACTAAACCATGGAACACCGTGAAAACAGAGACGACCGCCGCAATGATAAATGCAAGCAATGGGATGCAATTATGGCGGAAGTAGAAAAGCACCGAGCCGCAGCGGACAAGGTAGATGCACGGATAGCAGAGATACGGGCACTCGTTGATAGCTGGGCCAGCATGACAACCACTAAGGTGATATGACATGGGCCAAGCAAAAGCACGTGGCACTTACGAAGAACGAAAAGCTAAAGCAATAGAAAAGGCTGGAACTGCAAAAACACATATGCCTAAACCAGTCCTCAGCAAGCGAGCCGCAACACTGCTAGCAATTATGAGCACAACAACTAAGGGGTAACCAATAATGCTTAATCCGATTAAAGAAATTAAAGCCGTAGCATGGGCTGATTCCGAATTAAAGCTCCTAAGTAACGATCACAACGAAGCAACCCTGCGCAATATGACTACCCGAGAATTTATAAAGTATTGCGATGATTATTCAGACAACCCGATTATAAGCGAGCTATCAGAACGATTAGAACGCTGTATGGACTTTATAACTAATCAGGTTGGGTTATGACTAACCAACGCATACCCGGACTCATAGCCCTACTGATAGCCGCTGTAGCCACGATGTACGCTGCTAAGTGCTCAGCCCTTGACCTTGTACCTGAGAACTGGACAAGGGCTGACACAGGCCGACAGGTGGCTTACATGGCGATTCTAGCTATAGATGCTGGTCAGACTGCCGATATTCAGAATCACGACGATCTGGTAGAGAAGAATCCAATCATTACCGGTATGTTCGGCGAGAATCCAACGTCAGGACAAACTGCAGCCTATTTCATAGGGACCGGGATTACACACTATGCAATCTCTGCAATGCTTAAACCGAAATACAGGCGGTATTGGCAGAATGTATCCCTGTCTTTTAATGGCGCTATTGTTGCTAATAACTTCAGGCTAGGACTTTCGTGGGGCTTTTGATTTCTTCTCTTTAAGGCAAGCCTTAAAAGCTAAAGACATAGCTTCGTTTTTAGGCTTGCCTGCCTTTACACCCACTGGTTCTTCTTTATTAACAACCTTACTCATTCTATTGACAACCTAACACCATCTATATTACTGATTTTAAATGCGGTTTTTCCACAGGGTATAGGAGATGCCGGAGGAAACCCTGCTCAGGTCCGCAAACTGGACGGCCGACTATCTGCCACAAGGGGGGGAGGGTTACAGATAGCTGACCACAAATGGAGCACCTACAATACCTGCCACTTCTCGTGACATGGACCTGTATCGTTCCATGGCAGATCTGGCAAAACATTGTAGTGAAGGCATTTGCCTTTCCTTTGGGGGCATGATTTAAATCTAGCCTATATGTTCCATAATTAGGACAGTCCTGTCAAGTATCTAGAAACGTTAGCTATTAAATACCCGTGCTGTCTTCGCGTTACTCTTTTTTTCTCTTCTATTTCAGCCAAATAATATAGATAAGCTGTTTCTTTTAACGTATCCGTTGCTATGTCATACCAGTTTTCTATGCATTTAACTGTATATGGGGTGAATGTAACCCTTGGGATTAGTGCTTTAGGTGGTGTCTGCACCCTTTCTACGTCTAATTGCGCTATTTGATAGCCTAATTCCTGACTTGTTAACGTGGTTAATATAAAACTAGCCCAATCCTCTAATGCACAATGAGCCCTTTCATGTGGATCTGTTCTACGTCTTGCCATAACTACCCCCAATATATTTTTATCTCTTCCTTGCTATACCGATAAGTCCTATCAATCCCGATAGAAACAGCCAAGCTGCCGGCGGCACTGGCACTGCAGCTATAGGCTCATCAGGACAGTCCAAAGGATTCTCATCAAATCCATTAGGCGGGATTTCAATTATAGGAGGTGGCGGAAATATCGGACCTTCAAATGTACCCCTATCATGACCATTCCCCTTTTTATGGAATATACCAGTCTTGCCGAATGCATCCTCAACAAAATCAAAGAACCCAGCCTGAGCTGTTGAAACAGAAACAGAAAGTATTATTGCGAGTATATATTTCATTGCTATCCCCTAACTAACATCTACAATCCTAACCTGCCAGCGATTCTTAACCTTTCGCCAACCCCACACCTCTATGCATATTCCCGCATCCCTGACAGCATCAACGTGCTCATGTTCTGCTATTTTCTTTACACGTGCTGATATATTTGTATAGCTTGTTGCCTGAACACCAAGTATCTCTGTCCCTTTTATACACAAAACATCTATAAATCCAAATAAGTCCTTTCTAATATTAGCCCCTGGAATCCACTTCTCCGTTACATCAGCTAAGTACCCCTCTTTTCTTAGCCTCTTTAGTGTTCTACTTGTTGGGCTTTCAGCCATTTACTGCCTGCCTTATCTCCTCAGCTATCATTTCTAGGGTGACAAATTCGTCACAAGACAAGTCAATAGCCTCAGTTATATCAGCAGCTGCTAACATGCCTGCCTTAAATGCATGCTCTCCTACAATGGTAAGAGCCTTGCTGAAGAAAGATCTATCCCCCATATTTTTAGGGCATCCGCCTTTATCAGAAGTATATATTACCCACCACTCATCAAACTGTTTCATCTTCTTCCGCCTCCACCCGCCAAGGAACTTTAGCCACTAGCCTGAACAGATCATGCATGCTAGCAATGTAGTCTTCACAATCATCTCTATATTTATGAGAGAAAAGAATTTTCCCCTCGCTATTGTTATACACCTCCCAACCATCACCGCTTTTCTTATACCTTATTTCTACAGCTCCATGTATGCTTTTTGATTGTGCTCCTAACTCATCTCCTGCTGTTGTACATCTAACACCCATTTTAACCCCCTTTTATCCACCATGCCCTATATGGTGTTCTTGGTTTAACGTCTTTGATAATAATCCCTCCAGGTGAATCTACTCCTTCGTACTTTGGTGAAAACTTATCGCCTAATTCTTTCATGAATATTTTTTCATCATCAGTTAGCTTGTTCCATTCTTCTTTTGGATAGCTCATTCACCTATCTCCCACTATTTTCATCTTTCCTATGGAATATTTCATAAATTTCAATGCAGCTTCACCTCTCAAATTATGTATTTCAGGATGTTCTGCATAATGCTTTCTAAGTAAATCTACTGTATTGAGACGCCCTAATTCTTTATCTGCCTTGGACTTCTTCGCCCTCAGCTTCCCTTTGGGTGTAAATTGAAGATGATAGAAGCAAGCCCCACCCCCATCATTCGCTATCTCTCCGTTAGGCGCGTGTACGGGCTCTGAGCAGCCCTGAATGCAGCATTCCTTCTCAACTCTCTTTTCTTTCAGTTCGGCATGTGAACCGATCTCGTCATACCATCTCTGCTGATTGATGAATGTTTGTGAATTACACCATTCAGCCATAAACTCGCCTGATTTCTTCGCCTCCACCCGGAATCTCAACTGCGCCTGGATACCAAGCATCACCTCCTTATGCTCCTCTTCTGTCAATTTGTCATATTTCTCCTTGCACTTAGGCCTGGCTACCTTCTTGCCTGGATATGCGCGCCAGAATTCATCGAAGTTATTCAAGAGAACCCCTTGGTTTAGCAGGAAGGTCATGTTTAGCTGACATCCTCGTTGGATTCCTCCATTTATCTTTGTGTTTAAGTCCATAAAAAACCATTATTTTTACCTCTGGTGTTATGTATAGCCATTTCATTCTTGTAGACCCTTATTTTAGAGAAAGAAAAACCCCGTCGTTTGCTCGACGATTAAGTAACTAAGTACTTAAAAGTCAACGACATTCAGCAATCGGGTGGTGTTTATCCATCGAGGATTATCGTAGCTGGCCCGACACCAGTGGTACGCGGTTGGGGTTATGCGCTGGCTTCTTACCCACCAGACCACACCGCACCTAGCCATATCGCTGGCATTTTGCGCGGTTGATTCTATTGACGGGAAGGGAAACAGGAAGGATAATACTGATACTGACTGTTTCGGTGCCCCGTCAAAAGCAACCGATTCACGTAAAGCGCCTCTTAACCGAGGCGTTTTGCGTATTGGATTACCGTACTTCATTTCTGGTTATGCGTCAACAACTCTTCAGCAATACTGAAATCTAACAGCCATTCCTCAAAACGCCCACCAGCCAGCAACTCATCCCATGGGGCTATATCACCGTTCCGATGTAGACCAGCAACCCCTTCAGAGTCATTAATTAAATCCCTGATAGCTGCTATTGCTCGCTTGCATTCGTTAAGCTCGTCCATATCCACTCCTATTCATCTGGGTTGGTCAAGAATTCAATCAGATCTTTTTTGAATTCGTTGTAACCATCAGCAAACTCGTACTTGTCCCTATCCATTGCTATGCCGATTCCGTAAACAAGGTCAGCCAACATGGTTTCCTTGCTGTATTGTTTCCACCCTAATTGATCTTGATATGTGTCAATATAGTGCTTCATGGCCGCTATTACTTCTGTATTATCCATATCCCCTCCTATTCATCGGGGTTGGTCAAATTCATTTACCCACTTATTCGCAGCATCATCGGCTGCTTTCTGAATCTGATCTACGTATGAAGGCTCCCCACTCCAGGTCTCGTCCTGCCATTCACTTGTATGGTGGTAAGCATGGCCTGCCTCCTCAAGCTTACTCAATATTTTGTCTATTTCTTTAACACCAGTCTTTCTAAAAAATAAATATCCGCTCATATCCCCTCCTATTCATCAACAGGTTCAATAAAATATTGAGCTTCACGGTATGCTGTTTCAGCATCCCGCTGCCTCTCAAGTTCAGCCAGCTTTTCAGCATGTTCTTTCCGCTCTCTTGGGAATATTGCTATCTCTAGAGAGTCGCGTTCTATTTTGATTCGCTCGTCTATTTTCATCACAACACCCTTATTCCTCTAGTTACACCCTTGTCAATCTCGATGGCTCCTTTAATCTCCAGGAACTTAAGATGAGCAGAGGCTGAATTAGGTGAACTCCAGTTAAATTCGTCGCAGATCTCCATTAGAGTTGGAGGCCTGCCAAGATCGTTAACATGTTCTTTTATAAAGGCAAGCACTTCTTCTTGCTTCTCTGTCAAGTCTTCCATCTGTGTTCCTTTGCTTAAGTGTGAAATAATTCTACTGCAAGTATTGACAACTGTCAAATGTTATTATAATCTTTAGTCTCACTAAAGGGGAATTACATGAAACGATTGATTGAAGATGTTGAAGGCGAAGGATTGGTTTCTCTGATGGGGCAGCGTATTACGCTGTTTTGTGTGAACTATATCTATACAGGGAAACTTGTTGGCGTGAATGATTCAGACGTTAAATTATCTGATCCTGCCATTGTGTATGAAACCGGAGCATTCAATGAGGAATCTTGGAAAGATGCGCAGTCGCTCCCTAATGATTTTTATGTCAGGACTGCCTCTATTGAAAGCTACGGGATACTGAAATGATGTATAGGAGCTGGAGCAGGAGCAGGAGCGGGAGCGGGAGCGGGAGTAGGAGCGGGAGCTGGAGCAGGAGCGGGAGATGGAGCAGGAGCGGGAGCGGGAGCGGGAGCTGGAGCAGGAGCGGGAGATGGAGCAGGAGCGGGAGCGGGAGCGGGAGCAGGAGCTGGAGCAGGAGCGGGAGTAGGAGCAGGAGCTGGAGCAGGAGCTGGAGCAGGAGCGGGAATCAGGAATAGGTAAATTAACAGGGGAACAGAATGCAAAACGATAAATTCATACTATTAAACGAAAGCATTATTACTCCATATGGAGTTACTCTTTATAGAATTGAAGCGATCAAATCATTCTCAGGTGTTGAATCTGGCCAGCTTGGTGGCTTTATTGAAACTGAATCAAATTTGAGTACAGATGATAATTCCTGGGTATCCGGTGATGCTCGTGTATCCGGTAATGCTCAGGTATCCGGGAATGCTCAGGTATCCCGGGATGCTCAGGTATCCGATTATGCTCAGGTATTCGGTAATGCTCGTGTATTCGGTAATGCTCAGGTATCCGGGAATGCTCAGGTATCCGGGAATGCTCGTGTATTCGGTAATGCTCAGGTACCCGATTATGCTCAGGTATTCGGTAATGCTTATGTATCCGATTATGCTCAGGTATCCGGTAATGCTCAGGTATCCGGGAATGCTCAGGTATTCGATAATGCTTATGTATCCGATTATGCTCAGGTATCCGATTATGCTCAGGTATCCGGGAATGCTTGGGTATTCGGTGATGCTCAGGTATCCCGGGATGCTCAGGTATCCGGGGATGCTAAGGTATCCTATTATGCTCAGGTATCCGGTAATGCTTGGGTATCCGGTAATGCTCAGGTATTCGGGAATGCTCAGGTATTCGGTAATGCTCAGGTATCCGGGAATGCTCGTGTATTCGGTAATGCTTGGGTATCCGATGATGCTTGGGTATCCGGGGATGCTTCAATAACCCCAACTGTAGTAACTGGTATGCATTATCCTATAACGATAACCGACACTGAGATCAAAATAGGATGCGAATTCCATAGTATAAAAGACTGGGAGTCTTTTACTGACCCTCGAATCCGGTTAATGGATGGAGAGAATGCTATAGAATTTTGGAAAGCTAATAAGTCAATAATTATTGGATTAGCAATAAACCATATGGCTAAGGTCGGTGAATAACATGAAACGCTATTTCAAAACAGACAAAACAGGTTTGGAAGATGCCGCTAACCGTCTTGGCTGGGCTGTATTCTTCATTATTCTGGTTTGTTTATTTTTATCCTAAAGGTTTCGATATTCGGGCCGATAAGATAATCAAACCAACAGGGGATGATAATGAACGAGACTATTAAAGATTCACCAGAGTTTGACGACACTGCAACCAGCATTTTCGAAGGCAGAGTTAAAGATATTAACGGATGGTTTGTTGAATCTTTTACTGAAGCCGATGACGGTGCTCTGGCTGCTCTTGCTTACCTTATTATTGAGCTAAGGAATAAGCCCGCTGATAAGCATCACGACCTGGAATTGCGTATCGGTAAACAGATTACAGCTATGGTTGCAGACTATTGCGAACCTGAAGATGTCGAAGTAATGGAGGCTATGCAGTAATGAACATAATACAGTTCCCAGTATGGCTTACACGTCCATCCATGGCGCCTAATCATTCATGGTTGGAATCGTTCATGAACGATCCACGCATGGACAGAATACCACCAGTTGAAATGTGTGACTGTGTAGGACGTGGAAACGGTCTTGCTTGCCTAGACTGCGATGATAGCCCTTTAGGACAAAAATAATGAGAAAAGAATACATACACTTACGAACGAACGTGGATAGAGCTAAGCAAGAGCGGAAATATCGAGAGGATTTTAAAGGGGATCTGATCGTTATGTGTGTTGCTCTTGTGGCTATCTTCACAGTTATTGTTGTTATTTAAGGTTCCAGGAGCAGAGTCAATGGCGACTTGATGAGAGTAGTTTAATAAATCTGGGGAACCAGAGCCAGGGTACTGGCTGGAAAAACAGACTCGACAGAGGAAGACGTCAGGTTCGTATCCTGACCTTTTATCAAGTTGCCTCCATTTTAACAGGGGAACAATATGAGCAACCAAGACAGACACGAATACGAAGTAGAGAGAGAGCTTTATGAACACATGGAAGAAGAACAGCATTGGGCTGAGCATGAAAAGATGATTGAACTAGAGAATGGAGAAGAAAATGAGCATTGATACAGACCATGAAAAAAAGATCGATAATATAATTGGCGGCGCATTAAGAGGCTCTGGGGAAGCTGTCGGAAGGGCAGCAAATCTGGACTTTGAATTCCAGTGCTCACCAGACATAGCAGAGCTGTCTACGGCTCTGTGTAAGGCTCAGGGGGCTATGCAAGGTGCAGTCAAGGACAGCACTAACCCTTTTTTTAAATCCAAGTACGCGGACCTGAGCGCAGTCTGGGACGATATTAGGGGCCCATTTACAGAAAATGGTATCTCTGTTGTTCAAATGCCTATTGGTGGTGTTGGTAGTGTTGGCCTAGTTACTCAGCTAACACATACATCCGGGCAGTGGATGCGCTCTAAGTTGACAATGGTTCCGATGAAATCAGATCCTCAAGGGATCGGTAGCTGTATCACATATGCTAGGCGTTATGCATTGGCTGCAATGGCTGGGGTTTATCAGATCGATGATGACGGGAATACAGCGTCACAGCCAAATCAATCTCAGTCTGTTGATGACTCTGTAAAGGTTGATGTAAAGAAAATACAAGGATTATCAAAAGATGCGAAAGACATCGTTGATCTAGATGATGAGGAGAATGGGCCAGCTAATGCCCGTGAGCTATATGAGCCGTTATCAAGTGATGAGCGGATTCACCTTCAAAAGATAATGAAGTCCTCGGCTCCTGAAGGATGCAAAAAAACATACTGGGCAATTTTCCATGATCACTTAAAAAGGGCTGCGCAATGAAAGAGTTAACCGTTAATGAACGAGCTAAAGCAGCGTTATCTATAGACCACACAGAGCAAGAATTAACCTCGTTATCTAAAAAGTTTTCTGATGTTACTGAAATCTCGAACTCTGATGATTATTCGTTGGTTAAGGGTGCGTGCAGGGAGTTCCAAAAAGTAAGGGTGTCAATAGAAAAGGCAGGGAAAGCTGCAAGGAATGATGCAAATAAGTTTTCTAAAGCCGTTCTTTCAGAGCAGAAAAGACTGCTGGATATCGTAGTGCCTGAAGAGGATAGGTTAAAAGCGCTAAGAAAAGAAGTTGATGATAAGGCAGTGCGGGAAGCCGCAGAAAAGCTTAAAAGGGAAGAAGAGCGGAAAGAAAACATAAATCACAAGATAGAATACGACATTAGAGGCCCTGCTAATAATATGTTTGGTAAGGATTCAGCAGAGCTAAAAATCTACTTATCAGATCTAACTAAAATCGAGATAACGGAAGAAGAATATCAAGAGTTTTTTGATGATGCTGTAATTGCAAAAAATGCTGGAGTTAAAAAACTCTCTGTAGCAATAGAAGAAAAGGAAGAATTAGAGCGGCTTCGTGTTCTCCAGGAAGAGCAAGAGAAGAAGCAGGCAGAAGAGCAGGCTAGGATAGATGCAGAGAACGAAAAAATACGGCTTGCTCAAGAAGCTATCGAGAAGGAGAAAAGAGAGATTGAGGCAAAGAAACTTGCAGAAGCAGAATCTACAGCAAGGAAGTTAAAGGAAGAGAACGAACAGCTAGAGCTGGAGAAAAGAGAGAAGGAACTTGCAGAGCAGAAGAAGGAAGAGGAAGAGGCAGAGAAGGCTAGGCAAGAGAAATTACGGCCAGAGAAAGAAAGGCTTCAAGATTGGGTTAAGAAGCTCAGATTTATTGATGGCGTTTCCATTGAAGATGAGGAGTTAAGCGAAATACAACATGAAGTCTTAGAAGATCTTTCTAGCCTTTCAATTAAATATCTCGAAAAGATAAGCAGGCTCTGATGATTGATCTAGAGCGCAGAGATAAAGCCCTTCAGTACCTAATTGATACTGATGAGAGAGCAGCAAGGGCCAAATCTTACATGATGGGCTTAGCCCACAAGGAAAAGACGATACTTGGCCAGCTTGTCCTCGATCAGAGGAGTCTTGATGGGACCGTCGGAGAGAAGGAAGGTAGAGCGAGGAATAGTGAAGAGTACACCGAATGGCGAGGGAAGTATGAGAACGCCGTAGCGGATTATGAAATCTACAGGAACCGGAGGAACACAGCCGAGTTGATTATCGAGTTATGGCGTAGCGAGAATGCAAATAAGCGACAGGGGAATATTACATAGGGGAGATAATATGGGTAAGTGCAAAGCAACTACAAATAAAGTATGGGTATATATGGATGATGACCTGAAAGACCATCTTCATAAGATGGCGAATGAAGACAAAATATCAATGAGCCGTTTTGTAAGAAAGCTGATTATTCAAGAGATTAAGTGCAGGGAATGGTGGGATGAATTCGCTGATAATTTCCCTGTATTAGCAGGGATTACGCGAGGGGAGATGTTTTCAAATGATGATTCCAAAGCAGAAGCCGATTAGGCTGCAGAAGCTAAGGGATTCTGCTAGAGGGGCTCCATGCATGATACAAGGCCCGACCTGCAACAATAATCCTGAAACCTCAGTACTTGCTCATTACAGAAGTCATGACTCTAATGCTGGAATGGGCATGAAACCAGACGATACAGCTGCTGCTATCGCCTGTAGTGCATGCCATGAATACATCGGAGATGGGGTAGGTAAATGCAATGAAAGAGATAGGCAGTTCTATTGGCTTAGGGGAATTCTAAGAACTTTTCGTTATTGGATTGAAGAAGGAGTATTGAAATGAAAAGACGGTCATTCCTACAAATGATTTCCGCATCACCGCTTATTGGTACATTCGCAGAAGCTAAAACTATAGAAGAGACTACTTCAGAAAGCACTGAAGGAAAAGAGGTTGATGCGGAGACTAAGGAGAGGAGGAAGGAAATGGAAACCCTGGCTCAAAGTATAGCGATGAGTAATTTTAGATCTATGAGTGGATATTGAAGTGAGAATAGCAACAAGATTTAAATCTATAGATCCTGATGTCCATGATGAGGTGGGATTATTTCATTTTGAGCCACTACAAGACATAACGCCATATGAGCTAGCAGTGATAACACAGAAGACCAGCAGTAATGAGTATGATATTGACTGGCTTGCCAATGCGCCTACTGGAGTATTCAGGCATTTCAAGAGGGCGAAAGTATGAGTGAAAACAATATCCCGTGGGCGTTAAATCAAGCATATGCGCAACTTTGCAGTCTTGGAGAAAGCCCGGAGAAGGCATACATGAAGACGATCAGGAATGCCTCGCAATCGTTTTATGGACTTGGTTCTACTCGGGAGAGATGCGAACAACTGACAGAAAGGAATGCTAAATTAGTCTCGACTGTCGCCTCTTTAAGCAAAGAGTTGCAAGCGGCAAAAGATGAAATACAAGATTTGGAGCTTGCCTTAAAACTGAAATCTATGTAGATGTTTACATGCTCTTTAAGTCATTCTCCAAGTCATGCACCTCATTTTGCAAGTCATGCAATCGCTTGGCTTCCAGATCTGTCAGAGAACGCTGCTCCTTTACACGCAACAGTTCGAAAATATCTCGCTTAATCTGTCTGATCTCACTCCGAGTACTGCGCTGATCAAATGTAGCAATCTTTAGATATGTTTTATCAGCCCAGTTTATGATTTGGTCCTGCTTTGCTTGCACAAACTCAGAGCCAAACCAGCTGAACCCACTAAGAACAGTAGCAAAGACAGCAGTAAGAATCGCATTCTTTAAGTTAAACATGACTAAAACCCAAACCTTAAGCCAGCACTGACTATAATATCGTCAGTCTGGAAGCTATTATCATCAACGCGGTTATTAAGGTCGTGGTAGTCGAATTTCAGCACGCCCATAAGCTGTTTGCGTAGATTCAAAAGGACAGAGCCTCCTAGAACATACGTAATTTCATCATCCCGAAACTTTTCCTTAATCCGCCAGTTGATAGTCTCTCCCTTCTGCCTCTTTTCATCGATCTGACCATCAATAACTTTCTTCTCAGCACCGCCTCTAAGCTGTATCCACATGAAATTACCTAATTTAAGCCTGGCTCCAATCGTTGTTTGATACAGATCAGTGCTGTATTTCGGGATGTACTTTTTTAGCTCCTGCCCGTTTATCCTTATGCCTTCAGGAGCACCTTTCACAGAGCGAGCCAGAAGTTTTCCAGGGAGAGCTAGATCAATAGGAACATCTATCACAAGGATTGGCTTATCGTTTTCTGTCTCAGGCTCAGGCTCAGCAAGTTCTGGCGGAGGAGTTTCAATCTTAACTTGAGCAGGAGGCCCTATAGGCTTAGCGGGCTCAGAAATGATTGGTAGCGGCTCTGTTGGCTCTGGTCTTTCTGTTGGAACTGGAACAACAGGAATCGGCTCATACCAAACAGTATGTTCTACTTTTGGAGTTGCCTTTACAGTGCCGATACGTGTGTATCCAGCCTCTAAGTCTATGCCAAATCGCTCTGTTTCATAAACAGCTGCACCGATGGCAATACTTGCTGTTGGATGCTCAGGCCCTCTCTCGAAGCTGCCAGCCCCGCCTAGAGTCGTTTGAAAATAGAAAGGGCTAGCGTCTGCTACCCCCATAAATAGCGAAGCAACAAGCATAAGTTTCATTGTACTACCTAATGATTATATTAAGCCTCCACTGCACATTACCATTCAAGACCAAAAGTAGGAGCCTTGATACATGATTCCCTAGGTTTATCCAAAACCTTCCTTTTTACTGCTGGGCGCCGTTATAGCATTCCAGCTTGTATGTGATTCTATGCAATGCAGGTTTTGCAGGCGTTATCAAAGCGCCGGGATGAGCTATACAGGTAGTCCCGTTGCAAGTCGTTATAGATTGTGCATATTTAGCAGGCTGCGCTTTCCGGTTTACGACCCGGTAGTTACTTGCCCAATCTTGGGTCGCATAGGTTGTTCCGTTACTGTCAACCATAACGCAAGCTATCCCAGTGTCAGCTCCATTCGTCTTGAAATGCGCCGTAAAAGGCATAGATTTAAGTGAAGGATATGTAACCGCCATAACATAAGAACCTTCGCCAGTAGCATTAGCTTTCTGCCGAATAGACGATATACAGTTAGAGATAAAGACCTCATTATCATCATTCGCTGTAGCAAATCCCTCCGGTGTTACGGCATGACAAAAGCCGCCTACTGTTTCCATGCGTTGATCAGCAAATACAACTCCGCTCAACATAATTCCAATAATTCCAATAATTGCCATTAATGTCTTCATAGATATCCCTTCCTATTTAGTTAGTCGTGTATTCCACTTCTTGATCCCGTAGATTGCAAAGAATATCGTCACAATCATTACCTGATACCATACAGGAGTATCAGACAAATTAGTAAATCCAGCTTGGACATGTTCTCCCATCCCTGGAATAAAACCAAGAATGAACGGCAAGGATACCACAATCAACACAAATTCATCTTTCCAACCGGAATTCTGAATCTGCAATAACGACCATTCATGATCATTGCTGTCAGCTTGAATGGCCCTTGCTTCCTTCGCTCGTTCACCAGCAACCTTTGCTCGCAATTTTGCAAGTTTGTACTCGCTTTTGAGCCGCTGCTTCTCTTTGAAAAACTCTGCCACCTGCTCTGCTGGAGCACCTAGCAATGCACCTACTATTTTCCCAATCATTTACATATCCACGCAAAGTTACAGGTTATACGTATAACAAAAGTACCACCACCAAAACACAACATTCAAAATGGCAACGATAAAAAGCGCCAGCCACTCTATTGCATCTTGTTTGTCTAAATCAACATGTAGAAATTTATATTTCATTTTAGAATAGCGGGGGAATTACCCCCGCATATCCTGCCTTACTATACTGTCGGCGGAGTCGTTGGCGGAATATTGCCAACTATCTTACTAAGTGCCTGCAGTCCTGCTACATCAACGCCACCTTCGCCAGGAGATGTTGAAATGATTGCTTCTGCAACCTTGCCTACAATCGCCTGATTAACCGTTCGCCAACCAGCTTGCGCGTCAAGTGCCTGCTGGTATGCGAGGTTGGTATAAAACGATGGACCATCACCAAGAACTTTCAGGTTTGTAGCCGCTACGCTTTCAGATTGTTCGCGTACAATTTCACTGCTATCTTCAGCCATAATAGGCTCCTTAATATAAAACAATCACAGCCCCATAAACTGCAATTTCCTTTCAGATGCTATGGCAGCTCTTTTTATGGGAAAGAGTGTTCAGTCCTTAAACCTAGCCATAGCAATTCTTTCAGACATCCCAGTTATCTAATCTCATAGCCTCCGATAAGCGGATTGCCCTTTGGCCTACTTGTCCAGACCATTTACTATCAAGCATCTCTCTAGCTTGCTTTCGAGCTTGATCTTACTATACCCAATCAACCAAGCCTGATTTATATTCCACCCCGCTAGAGGTATTAATTGCCGTCAACATTTGACCTCTAGGCTTCTCTGAAACAGAGACATGAACCCATTTCCCGAATTCCAATATCAATTGATCGAATTCTAAATCTAACGCGGCAATTATTTCAGCAAGCTCCGCTGGCGTCCCGTAAGATGGGGAGATGATATCTGCAGCATGTCCAGATATATGAGCACTTGCTTTACTCCCGCCGATCCTTTTATTTAACTCGCTACTTCTGTAGCCAGAAGTTATATAAATCGGCCTTTTTATTTTCTCCCTGATAACTTCTAAAAAATTAGAGAGCCCTCTTAAATTAGAGAGGATTTCTGCATCTGGAGTGTTATCTATTCCATGCCTGGACGCAGTTTGAGAGAATGTTAATTCTTCTAGTGTAAAATGCTTTGAAAGATTCATTGTCTTTCCCCCCAGCCCTTCAGATCACCAAAAAACCAAGAATGCTCATTCTGAATTTTCATTATTTCTCGTTCCATTTGCTTGATCTTAATATGGTTTTCGCTAACCTTCTCCTTGAGCCAATCAGGGGGAAGTGCATATACGGTTCTTTCTAGGTCGGTTACTCGTTTGTTAAGCTCTTTACCTTCTGCACCAGTGAATTTATCAACCCTGAAATAACCTGCTCCACCGCCAATTCCAGTGCCTATAACAGTACCAATAAGGCCGAGGATAATCCTATCCTTGGTCTTTTCTGATACAAATGATGACTCATCATCAACCATAAACTTTTACGTCACTTCTGTATATCCTGATGGAGTATATTTGGGATCGTCTGCCTGTAGTATTGCATTATCCGATTGACAGCAACTATATAAGATTACCTCATTATCTGGATTTAAAATATCCCATCCATTGCCATCGGCTGGGGCACCACCGCTTGCCCCTCCACCTGTAGTTAACCAAGTGCCATTATAACTAAGATAAAGCTTTTCAGCTGAACAATCTAATGCAACTCCAAATACCTGCCCTCTAGCTGGCGTTGGTGGCGACGCATCAAAGGTTATCCCAGCAGTACTATTTAAATTATTGTTATATCTCCATTCAAGTCCAGTGTGATACCACCATATTCCAGCTGTAAATGCCTGATTCAAATTAGCTAGTTGGTCTGATCGTTTCCATCCGAATACAAACAAATCATGGTATGGCGTAACGAAATTACAGATAGAGAATTCTGCATAAAGTTTGCTAGATGATGACAAAACAGTGTTAATAGTGCTTGCGGTTGGATCATTAACAGCTGCATCTGAAACGTTCGCTCTCCACACGGAGCCATCAATTGTTGGAGAGCCTGCGCCTGCTATCCAACTTACACTAGATGATGGGGTGTGCGCAGGAGGGCAAAGACCTGCTGTCGCATCTCCTGAACTTGTAGCAGTTTCTGCCTGTGGCGTACCTGATACAGTTATATTTTGGCTTGCATCGACTGAGCCTGAACTTGTAGCTGTCTCAGCTTGCGGCGTACCTGCTACAGTTATATTTTGATTGCTAAGGACTGAACCTGAGCCTGTAGCTGTTTCAGCTTGCGGAGATCCTGATACCGTTATATTTTGAAGAACAGAAACAGAGCCAGAACTTGTCGCTGTCTCCGCCTGTGGACTCCCAGATGCCGTTATAAATGGTACGACATAGCCACTACCACTCGGCGGAGGCTCGCATGGGTCTACAACACAACCGAATTGCTCTGGCTGTACAAGGCACCCGACTACCTCAGATCTTACAATGCAGCCAAAGTTCTCAGCTGCTACGTTGTAGCTAAATGTTTCGGGCGCAATAGTATTTGTTCTATCGTATTTCCCGAATATCGGCAGCGGGTTGCTAGCAGAACCTGAAGATGTTGCTGTATCTGATTGTGGAGTGCCAGATACAGTTACTGTTGCCATTTACGCACTAGAAGAATAAGTAAACGATGTGATTGAAACGGTATCACCGGCTCCAACAGATAGAGTGGACATTTCCATATCTCCACCACCGGCAACCGCTGTTACCGTTCCACCGAATATTCGTGTATTCGCCCCAGTCTCAAACTTGAACTTGGATACAGTGCCACCTGTTGCGCTTGTGTCGTCTGTAGTTGATGCTAGCGTGATCGTTCCACTGGATGCTGCACCAAAGGCTGTAGCTGACAAGACAATTGTCGCAACTTCCGCATCACCAGATGTCTGGAATACACAATTACCTGTTCCAGCAGCATTTACAGCTGCATCTATAGCATCTGCAAGCGTATTGCGGACAGCTGTTTCGTGGTCTAGCGCCATGATTGCAATTCCTCATATTTCGTTTTCATATATGCCTTGTCTTCCTTTGATAGATAAGGCCAGAATTTCTTAATAGAGGGCTTATCTATTTTCGGGTTTCCATCCTTATCTCTAACAAGAGCGCATCCCTTTATTTCGGTATTTCTGGCTTTTACATCTGTCATTTTTCTTGGATCTTTATCGTTATTGTTCTGTCTTCAGTAAAGTCTGAAGGCGTTAGGGCTGATGGATCGTAAGTGATCCGATTCATTACGCTATATGTCTGACCAGCTGTTCCACCACTACCATATAGAAACGTTTTATAGTTGTCATCAACGGTAGGTGTACCAGCTTCTTCTACTAGTCCGGTATCAAGGAACCATTGAGAATTAGTGATATCTACAGTTCCGCCGATATCTCCAATAATTCCTGTAATCCACTCGGACCAGTCTATATAGATGAACCATTTATCTGAAGGATCTTTTATTAACTTACAACATGTAGCCATTATATTTACCCATATCCAACGAGAGTCATAGCAACTATATAGGCTTCCCCCGTTCCTGTGGAAGTCTCCTGAAAATAGACATCAAACCATCCATCATCTGCCGATGAATCTACAGCTATTTTAAAAGTGACTACATTTGAAGTTGATAGAGTTGTATTGCCAGTATCATCTCTGACCGTCGCTGCTGCAACAATATTGCCTGAACCTGCTGCTTCTGAACTGCCAAATTCCCGCACATATGTCTGTGCTGCAGCTAGAGTCCCTGACGATATAGTAGCAATTGAATAAATTCGTACTTCTATCCAGGAGACCGTATTTGGAACCGAATCCAAGGCAGTCCAAACATTATCAGCTGAACTTCCAGTTTGCCCGACTGATTCCCATGCTGCCGCAATATCAGTTGATACAGCTAAGGCTGTATCGCTAACATTCGGGTTGCCGTTTGCATTATCAGCGAAAACTTGTGGCCTGTTAGTCTGACCTACTGTTGCCGCATCATCGTCTGCAACACCATCACCAAGATTAGTGATCAGATTGCCACCTATGTCTAGATCCCCTGTTGCAGCATTTTCACCATTCTTGGCAAGGCAAGAATTAATTCCAGTAGTAACATCGGCGGTATATGTGTTCATATCCGCCGAATCTATTGTTGTTCCAGTAGTCGCTGGAGATACGCTTGTTGATATACGTGAGAATGTCCCGCTCGCGTTCCAGGCCATTATCTATTCTCCTTGTTGCTGTGTTTTAACGGATGTCATAATGGCTATTTCCTTAGCGATATCTTTTGCCATTTTTGCTTTTGCGCTTTCAGCTGGTAGCTGCAATGCTTTTTCCAGGCTTCCAGGATCTTTTAGGATATTAGCCAACATTTCTTTGTATTGAGGCGTCTTATCCTTTCCAATCATCGACAATATGTGATTTGTAACAACTACTGGCCGAGAGAGAATATGAGGGAGTGACAAACTAACCTCACCAGGAAGATCAGACATTATTGATTTCGTGCCAGCAGCGGCCGCTTTGGTTTTTGCTTGATTAACAAGTTCCTCAGAAACAGACTTTGCAGCAGCTGTTTGTTCTGGTGTCAGAACATCACCCAAATCCTCATATCTCTTAAATCCCGTTGCTCTCTTTAGCGTTCTTGGTGCTTCTCTCATAGCACCTAAGAAGCTTGTAGCTCTTTCCTGCTCAGCAGGGCTAACCAATGCCCTTCTCAACTCCTGACCAACCTGCATCCTATTTATCGGACGTGATTGACGCTTATATTGAGCCTGAGCCACCTTAAATGCTCTTTCAGACTTCCCGATTTGGTCATCGAGCAATGATTTAATATCGTTCAATACTCCGACGTTATACTCTTTCTGGCCTCCTGGAGTTATACGGCCCATCATATTCTTGATCTCTTTTGATAGAGACATGAGTGCTTGCGGATTATCCTCTAGTCCACCTTCTGTCAGTTTTGCCTTGAGCGAGGATAGTGGAGTTGTTATTGCTGTCTCGTTCTTATTCTTGGCAATAACATCATCTATTTTGTCAAGCACTGGTTTAGCATCAACACGCGCCGCTGATTCTTCTACACGTTTATATAGTGGCTCTGTTGCTGCGCGTCTTTTTGCTACTGCTGCTGCCATACCCTCGTCAGTTCCTGCAATAGCATTTATTATGTCCTCTCGCCTTGCCGCCTGTTCACCATAGACATTCTTTAATTTAGTGCCAACAATTGGTGTTCTTGCTAATTCACTTTCAAGCTTTGCAAACTGCCCTCCAAATTCATCCCCTGGCCGTGTTGCTTGCGCTATTGCCTGTCCAGCTGTTGGCCTACTTCCTGGAACCATCTCTTTTGCTTGTTGCAACGCTCGGATAATTTTCTCTCTCTCAGGGCCAGCTTTTTCAATAAGGAATTTCCTAACATCTCTAGCAATACCGCTCTCATACATCGGCTTTGTCAGTTCATCAAGATAGCTCACTCCTTTCCCGGCAGCAGCCCCAACACCTGGAAGAGCGCCTCCAAATGCTGCGCCTATACCGGCTTGCCCTGCTTTTGCAGGCCAGAAATCCTCTTCTTGAGTCGGTGTAAGTGTGCCATAAGCAGCCCCCGTACCTACGCCTGTTGCAATCTTTCCTAATGTGCTCGCTGGCGCAACAGCTCTTGCTGCACCAACACCAGGAACTGCTGTCGAAAGTACGTTACCCCCGATCCTGTCCCAATCGATCCCCTCATCACCTTCTGCCTGACGACCAGCTTGGTAGGTTTCCTCCTGTTGGCGTAGCTGTTCCCCAAATCCGCCTTCTGGTATGGGTTCTAGCAACCCTGTTTTCTCAGCAATCCAGTTATTAAGCGCATCACCGGACTTTTTAACGTCTTCAGGAATTGACTCGTAAAGCATCTGTGACAGCGCGTCTACAGGGTCTCTGAGACCTTTTACCCAGCCAGAATAGGTCTCTGCTGGTTGATCTGCTTCTGGCTGCTGAGGGGCTTCTGGCGCTTGCTGAGGAGCTTCTGGTGCAGGCTCAGCTTTCTGATTCAGCCGTAACCTTGCACTAGCAAGAGCTAATGCCTGTTCCTTTGTCATTGCCATGCCGCTCTTTCTTCAGGTGTCATGATGTCCCATAATTCAGGCGAAACCCCTTCAGGTTGAGCTCCACCTTGCTCTTTAGCCTCTTCATAGGGTTTGCCGTAATCTTGTTCATAAGCCGTTTTAACTCGATCCCAGCTCTGCTCTGCCTGTTGCTTTACAAGATCCAGGTTTTCTTCAAACTGCTCTCTAGTTTGCGACTGCTCTAAATTACCCCACAGGGTTTGTAGTAATCTATTCTCAAAATCAGAGACCTGCCCTAAAGCGCCGCCAGTTGGCGAATTAGCTTTCATTTCCGCTAATTTATCAAAACCGATATTGCCTCTAATTGTGTCCAATGTGCTTGCTAGGTTGTGAGCTGGTGTGCCAGGGATTCCCTTCGTTAAGGCTCCAGCAATTCCTGTAGTCCAGCCAGATGATTGCGACTTTGCTTTATCTATTTGATCGCCAAGCAAGTCTGTTTTCGCCTCTCCAGTTGAAAGACTTGATTCAACTTTGGGCCTTGTTATAACCTTTTCTGCTTCTCGTTCGGCTAAATCTGTTGCAGCTGCAATCTGAGGCTTCATGCCTAGTTCTACGTCCATCTGAGCTTGTGTTTTAGCGCCTGATTTAGCGCCTGCTAACGCGGCCTGCAGCTGTACATCATCTTTTGATCTGCGAACAACTTCTTCCTGAGTTAAAAACCCTCCTCCTCGCCTGTCAAAGACTCTTATTCCTTGTGGTGTACTTATTGGTTCATAAGAAGGATAACCTCCAGATGCACCAGCTGCCTGATTCATAAGCATTCTTTTGGCTAAGTCAGTTTCTTGTAAGTATGGATCTGTACCCAGCGTCAAGGCTGCGCGTTGTGGATCTGGCGCAACTGCAGCTGTTTTCAGACCTGGGATTTGCTCGCCCTCAAATTGCTCTTCTGGAGATAATTCATAGGGCTTTTCAGGCGTTCCTTGAAGTGCACCAATCACACGATCCATAGCTTTCTGGCGCTGTTCAGAATATTGCTGCCCTAATGCCTTTTCCTCTTCCGCTACTTTCTTTTCACCATATTTACCAATAAGAGCCTTCCCTAGCTGCCCAACACCAGTCCCCCAGCTATACGGCACAGCACGGCCTGAAACGCGCTCAGTACCTCCGTATGGAGCCATGGATTGCTGTGTTATTGCATCCATAACTGCTCTTCGCTTCTGTAACCGATTCCAGTCTGACTCTAATGGTGTTCCTTTGTATCTAGGCATTATTTAATCATCCCATAATCCACAGCCATATAACCGTCTACAGTCGAAATTGCATCTGGCATCACCTTAACTACGTCTTGAGCCATAACACCTATCTGCCTATCACCACCCCAGATATAGTCAAATGCATAAACAGGGAAGCCCATAATACTTGTCCCAATCCTTTCAATATTCTTCTTGAGGCGTTTGTCAGAAAAAGCAGTAATCCCAGCAGCGCCAAGCCCCGCTAATCCACCATACATGGCATTCTGTTGAGCAACATCTGCGTTATATCCTGCCATATCGTATGCACCTTGACGTTGTGCAGCGCCCGCATAATCTGGCCCGCCAGTGAAT